TAAACAATTATCAATACACACCGCGCCGTATATCAAGCAACAGTTTTATAATGACCCGATCGACGGTTATTCAATGTCGTACATGGTGCAAAATTATCGGTACTTAGGAATTAATGACATTGGATTAGAACAAACCACAATGAAGGGCGACGAGATAATTCGAAACATAATATACGAACGATTTGAAAAGCGCCTATTTACTTTCGGCACAATGAATTTAGAGCTACCTGAATTTTTTAAGCGTTACGAATACGCTGATGACGTTGGACGAATGACTGACAGATTCAAACATTTATTTAACTATGTCTCACTTAATGGTAATTCATTCAGATGAAAATACTAAACTTATACGCCTGTCTAGGTGGTAATCGTTACAAATGGGGCGATGAACACGAAATAACAGCCGTAGAACTTGACCCTGAACTAGCAAGGCTATACCGGGAGCGTTTTCCAAATGATACAGTAATTATCGCAGATGCACACCAATACTTATTAGACCACTATAAAGAATTTGATTTCATTTGGAGTTCACCGCCTTGCCCGAGTCATAGCAAGGTGAGAATAAGTCAAAAAAATAGAAGTACATTTGTGGCAATTTACCCAGAAATGAGCTTGTATCAAGAAGTAATATTCTTAGATAATTATTTTAATGGTAAATATTGTGTGGAAAATGTAGTCCCATTTTATGAGCCACTAATACGAGCCACAAAAAGAGGCAGACACCTATATTGGACTAATTTTGTTTTACCAAATAAATTAAGTAACCACAAGGCTGAAAATAACATGATAGCTACCGGCGGCGTTAAAGAATTATCTAAGTACCATGATTATGATTTCAGTAAATATAAAGGAGGTCAGCGAGTTAATAAAATAGCCAGAAACCTAGTAGACTACGAAGCTGGCAAAACAATACTTGATACAGCGATGGGATTAATCACTAGAAGCAACCAAGAGTTGCCGTCATTATTCTAACAAGGTAAATATAGATTATTTAATTATGACTTTAAGTTGTATTAATTCAAATAGTTTTTGTAACTTAGCACAAACAAAACGAAATCATGGCAGCACACGCAACAAAGCATTTAGGCAAATCGGACAAATTTAAATACGTCTACAAGGTTAGTAATCGAACCGGACAAATCGAATACAGCGCAACAATAACAATAAATAGGGTTAGATTTAACAGCCGCCACAAGACAGAGCGAGCCGCCGCGATTGCAGTCGATCGCTATTTATTAGAGAATCACAAACAACCAATTAATATACTAATACCTAAGAAATGACAAAGGAAATTAGATCGTTCAAGATATTCGTTAAGAACGAATTAACTAAACACGACAAGACTAGCCGCGAACTAGCGAGCGAAATCGGGGTGTCCGATGCGGTTCTATCGAATTGGCTAAACGGACTTGTTAAGCTCGAAACGTTTAAAGATATTGTAATGGGTGGATTAAATAAACTTAAATCGAATTGAAATGAAAACTAAAGACGAATTATTAAAAGCAGTTAAGAAAGCAGAATATGAGTTAAAGAAATTTAAAGACGAACTAGAAGCGGCTGAAATAGTACCGAGCTTGCCGAGTTGGGGGGAATTGATAGGAAATTCTAGGCTTGTGTTTAACTTTGCTATTGGAACGGAACTAAAAGAGTACACAAACAAGGCTAATACGCTCTACAAACTCCTTGCCGTTGCTGACTATGTGAATGATGGGTGGAAAACTGATTTTGAAAAGGTTTATGTAATTGCATATGAACCAAGTAAAAACAAAATAGAGACTGATTGGCTGGCCGACTACTCAACGCAAGCGGTTCATTTTAATTCTGAAGAAGCAGCACAAAAAGCAATCGAAATATTTAAAGCGAACAACTCAGAACAGGAACTAATAGACTTCTTTAAATAAACCAAATGAAATCTAACGAACTACTATTAAAACAGATCAATCGGCTCGAAAAGGATTTAGCTATACTAAAGGCGGAACTAAACGCACAAGTTAACCCTGAGAACTTAAAGAAGATCGTTAGCGCTGTATTCATGTTAGGCGAAACGGACGACTTTCTAAATCATGGCCGGAAACAGCCTTATGTCTTCGCGGTTCAAATCTATGCGGCTTTGCTTAAAGAATACGCGGGATTACAACCCGAAGCGATTAGCCCGATAATTAAGCGACATAGAACACTCGTTTATCATTGTTTGCGTAAGGTTAAACTGTATAAGCATGACAGAGATTTAAAGGTTATAATCGACACTTGCTATCGACTTACTGATATACTAGCAGAAACGGGCGAGTTTGACAATCAAAACCTTATGCTCGCTTCAGATCAATTAATCGAATCGATTAGAAATATCTCATAAAACACATTGAAATGAAAACTAAATTACATATCTTTGAATCGATTGGTTTTGTTTTTTTCATTTGGGTTTAGGTTTGAAAGCCGTTCGATTCTCAGTCGTTCGGCTTTCTTTTATTTAAAGAAATTAAGATTATGAAAACAAAGCTATTAAAGAAAGTTAGAAAGCGATTCGATATTAATAAGATCGAAGAATTAAGTTATGACGCACCAGATCGATATAGGGATTGTGTTGAAAAATACGGATTGCCAATATATGAGCTACTAGACAGTAAATATAGAGCGCTTGGATATGGTATAGTTTGCCCTGATTTATCAGCACTCATTTTACATATGCGGTCTACGATCCGCAAGGATTACCGAAGAGGTCTTGATAAAACAGTAAAATCGAACAAGGTATGGTGGGTTCAAAAATGAAACGACTAAGAAAGCTACTAAACAAATTAACCAAGCTCGGAACTTTTAAAATCAAATTCGGTTCGGGCGGTCAATGGGATTATAACCAATTAAAAAACGGAGGCAAGAAATGAAAAAAGACTATTCGACAGTATTCACAGCCGCAGCGTTTGGCTGTATGTTAATTTGCGTAATCATTATAAAAATATTGCAATCATGTGGAAAATTATAATTTATACTTTCGCTAACCCTGTTTGGCCGGGCATTATTTTATTTTTTACAGACGAACCGTTAGTTTATCTTTGGCTAGTCTTATCGATTTTATTATTTGTACTCGCTATCGGGTACTATTACGGTAAGATAGTCCGATTGCTTCGAGATGAAAACGAAGATTTATATAAAACTAAAGGCGATGAAGGCTATTAATTACAATTATTATTTGTAACTTTAAACAAATGAAACCAATCAAAACCTATACAAAATGGCTAATAATGTTAATCGCTTCGATTCTGATCTTCTTAATTTGCTTCGATCTTTACCGTTATCTAGAAGTAATCAAATGGCTAATGTAACGGAAAAGCAAACCCACGCTTTAGTTTGTCAGTATTTACGAATACGTAACGTCATGTTTAACACTGATATGTCAGGAATAAACCTACCGATCGGCTTGGCTGTTCAATCGGCTAAACTTAGATCAAATACAGGCTATCCGGATCTAACAATTTATGAACCTCGCGGCGGTTGGTTCGCTTTATTTATTGAACTGAAGCGACCGAGTAAATCGCCTTACCTTAAATCGGGCAAACTTAGTACGAACAAGAAAGTACAAGAACAAAATCGAGTGCATTTGGATCTGATCGAACGGGGTTATCTCGCTTTATTTGCGACTGGATTCGACGAGGCGAAACGAATTATTGACGCTTATCTAGATGGACAAATTGAAAGAATTGAATTATGAAAACACTACAAGAACGAGAAGATGAATACTTTACAAATATATATATGAATGTTGTCATTATCTCTGAAGAAACTGAGCGTAATATATTTAAAGGTGGGGTAATTGCAGGCTCAACCGACCACCACGCCAAAGTACTGGAGGTTATAGATGGGTATTTTAGAGATGTACAGGTCATTGAGGATTTAGATGTACCAGAACTAATTACAAAGCTAAACGAACTAATCAAATAGAAAAAGAAACTGTATATGCACCTAACGGCTCTAATAAGAATAGTAGCCCAAATACAGCATGAATTTAGATTGAAAAGCAAATATTACAAACCTAATAATAGCTTAATACAAAGCACCTTAGCAGGCTATTATTTTTATTTATTGTTAGGGTGCGTTATTTTATGAAAAATATTGAAAATAGAACAACATTTTATACTGAGAAATTTGATAAGCACTTATGCGAATGCGCGGGCATAATTACATTAAATAAAGGCGATAGATTTACAGACAAAAAAGGTAATGTATATGAAGTTGTTTGGAACTTATTTAATGTAACAGATATGATAATGGTTTATCACGGTAAATTAATAGTGGGAGCTTAATGCACCTTAACGACTCGCTAAGTGCAACTCAATAAAGTGCATTGCATATACTAATCCCTAACCCCTAACAACTAAACCAATGGAAAAACTAGACAAATACGAAATAATGGATGTGTTAGAAGAAATCCAAGATCGGAACGAGGCTAATCACATGGGTAATAATGAGGCTAATCTAATGGTTCGAGAAGAAGTATCTGATTACATTATTAAATTGCTTGCCACACGCCAACAGGTAGAGATAACAGAGGAAGAAATAAGAAGTTATCTCGAAAATGAAGTAATGCGCTGTACTATTGAGGAAGATGCTGAGGATGAAATTGAAAACTATTATTTCAAGTACAAAGATGTTGTTATAGCTATTCAATGGGCTTTACAACACCAAGAGCAAGTAAAGGAAGATAAGAAATGAAACTATTTGAATATAAAATAACAAAAGCGCATACCCATATAAACGAGGATAGATTAAACCTACTCGGCAATCGAGGATGGGAGCTTGTTAATATAGGAGAGATGGATCATAGGTATTCTGTATCTGGCAATTCGTTTGTTGCATTGATATTTAAAAGAGAAATTATTCCAGTAAAGCAAGAGCAAGTAAAGGAGGATAAGAAATGAACGAGATAGATCATGAATATACAGACGAAATAGTATGTCCTAATTGTGGGTATGAGCTTAGTGATAGTTGGGAAATGCCTGATAGTGGAGAATATGATTGTTGCGAATGTCAATCCAAATTTGAATTTGAGCGTGATATAGAAATAACTTATAAGACTACTATTAAATGAACCTAAGAAAATACCTATCCAGACCAAAGATGAACGTCCTACTATCCGAAGATGAAAAGCGGATCGGAAAGTTCGATGTTATCGCAGACCATTTTCCTCAAAAGACGATATATTCAAAGTGGACTCATAATTTAGAAGGTGGTGCACTTGTTCCATTCGATGCACCACGAAAATGTTTTGCTTTGATTGATGGACATAGGGTTAATGCTCAGTTGTGTTTGAGCTATTGGAAAACGCTAACCATTGCGTTTAGCGCAATAGAAAACGCAATAGTAAGCAATCAAGATCAGAACCTATGGTCAATAGCTCAAGGTGATAATCCTGCTTGGTGTGAATGCGATATGTGCAAAGATGAAAACCCATACGATACTCTGATATATTTCGTCAATCGTATCGCAAACGCTCATCCAGACAAACAATTTCACACTTTGCTGTATTACAAAACTGAGCAAGTAGGAACAGTCGTACCATTGCCAAATGTCATGGTCATGCCTACAACGATACAATTAAGCAAGCATAGGCCGTATCAAGAGCAGAAAAGAGAAGATGCTAGGAAGTGGAGAATTAATCTACTTGACTTGTTAGAACTAACTTCTAACGTAGGTATTTGGGACTACTACGGCAACTTTAAGCACTTACTTGCACCTAATCCAACTCTATACTCAATCGGGGCAAATATGCGCTGGTTTCGCTCGCTTGGTATTCAGAACTTCATTATTCAGACAGATGCGGCAATAGGTCATGAGGGTAGCTATTGGAAAGAGGCGTGGATTTATCGAATGTTGAAATATCCGTTCCTGAATCCAATGACTCAACTCAAAATTATTTGGAGGCGTGAATTTGGTCGAGCTGCTAAGTATGTGAAAGAGTATTACGATTTGCTTGATGCGAATAAAGGCAATGGCGATTACTTGAATAATTGGCGTGTCTTGGAAGTGTATCGGGATAGTTTTTTAAGTGATAAAATGATGGCTAGATATTATGATGTATTCAGTTACAGTAATCTTCGGAGTTTTATAATACAGATTGATTATGCCTGTGTCGAAATAGGCACAGCACCTAAGTATGTTGCTGAAAGGCTTGGAAGATTCTGCGCTAGACTAGGTAACGTAACAGTAAACGAACACAAGAAATCAGTTAAAACTTACTTAAAGGAAAAAGGATTATGAGAGAAATATCAGGAATTTACATTTGTACAGGCAAAGAGAATATATGCTTTGAGGATTTAGATAAATCGGATCAGTATGTTTGGTTAAATACATTAGATAAAGACGCACTAATGCGACTCGCTATAAAGTTAGGCGATACTATACGTGATCTTGGCAATCAGTTTGATATAAGTTCTAGCGTAGTTGAATAACGTATCATTAAACAAACAAAATCGGCTCGCTTTGTGTATAATGTTGCACGTTAACCAAGTCGATGTTATTGTGCAAAAACTATTAATTGGCGTTGTTCGGAAACTATTAATATCGGGTAATTAGCCTATAATTGAGAATATCGGGTAAATAGCCGATATTGCCATCCGAGTAGCGATAAGCCTCATTAATTAGGGTCTATTGCTACATGGGTGGTGAAGGTATAATACTAAAGAGTATAAAAGTAATGGTATTGATTGACGTATAAAAATTTCTGTCATGCTAAACCGTGACAAATAGGTATTAACTGATAAGAACCGTGAAAAACGTTTACATTCAAATTTTGTTTGTATAGATTATTGCAAAACATTTACAGATTGATTAACTTTAAAATCCAAAAATTCAATTATGACGAAAACAAACCAGATTACTTTATACATTGCCCGCGACGAAGACGGCCAATTAATGATGTTTCGAAACAAACCGACTCGCGGCAAAATGGGAAGGTTCGGTAAATGGTCAGTCAGTAACGAACAAACGCATTACGGAACAGCGCCCGCATTTCTCGCACCAGCTTTACGGTGGAACGACGAACCGATAGAAGTTAAATTTGAAAAACTAAACCAACATGAAACAGCGTAAAGGACTTACAGCGAGCGATTTTTATACAGATATATTTATAGCCGGATTTATATGCGGCTTTATAATAGCGGTCATAATGGCTTGCGTTTTAATACAAGTAACATGAAACAATTAACAGTTGATGAAGCATTGAGAAAAATGGCTAAGATCGCCGGATACAAGTACGACGATTGCATAGACGGTAACGATTGGATGTTCTGGAAAACATGGAATCAAAAACAGTCGGATCGCTTTAAAAAATGGTTTCTATCAAGGCAGCCTAAAGGGTTTCGGGATCAATACAAACTAACTCAATGGGGTATGTTCGATTTAATGTATGGGTTCAAGATTGTTGAATCGGTAGAAAATTAGTATATTGCACTATGGCAGCCGGAAAAAATAATCAGTTTTGGAAACTCAGATCGAAACACGGTCGAGATAAGATATTTGAAACGCCCGAAATAATGTTAGAGGCGATTTTGGAAGCATTTGATAAACTACACGACCAGAAATTATACAAAACCGATCATGTTGGTAAAGACGGGGACGAAGTAAATATACCTTCATCGATTCCATTTACATGGCAAGCGCTTTGTATTTTCTTACACGTTAATACTAAATATTTCAATCATTTCAAGGCTTCGTTAGATTTATCGAAAGAAGTTGATAAAGATTTTGCTAACGTCATTACATGGGCAGGGGACGTGGTTTTCGCTCAAAAGTTTAACGGGGCGGCTGTTGGCCACTACAATGCGAATATTATTGCCCGCGATTTAGGTCTATCCGATAAGATAGTTCAAACAATCGATACGGACAAAAAGATTAATATTTCGATCGATGGAAGTGAAATCGATTTGAGTAAAAAGAGATAAGTCAAATGAAACGACCATATTTAACAGAACTAGACAGGATTCATATTAAGTACGATACTTCAGTCGGGGCGTTCCGTATGTTTCATTTTAGATTGAGGCAATTAGAGCGCGGGATATTAAGAAAGTTAAAACTAATATAAAACCAATCATGGAGAAAATTAAATCAATCACAGAGGGCGAATTTACAGCCAAAACAGACGATTTCATTAACCAGTACGAAGGGTTTGTAATAAAAACAGACGGGCAAGACATAACAATAGGTGTTAGTACTGGTCAATGCTGCTGCGAATCATTCGGCTGCATAATGACAAACGACGATATTAATGATTTTATAGGCGCTGAAATAAAATCGATTACAATAGTTGACGAGGCGTTAAACGGTAAAGAGATCGAAGAGCTTGAATATTTAGACGAAGGCGGCGCAATGTTTGTTAATTTAGATACAAGCGAAGGATTGCTGCAATTTGTAGCTTATAATGGTCATAATGGCTACTATGGACATAGCGCTGTATTGGTTAGTAATCAATTAAAGCAACAAGAATATATTTAATGAGCCTAACATTCGATCCGAACACGCTTTACTTTAAGATGGTCAAGTACTTTAGCGACCATAAAAACGACCAAGATCGGGTTATCTTTTGCAATGAAGGCGGGTCGAGATCGTCTAAAACATGGGACTTTTATCACTTTATTGTCACCTATTGCGATCACAATCGAAATGGAAATAAGGATATCTATATTTTAAGGGACACGTTAGTTAACTGTCGAGACTTTACCCTGAAAGAGTTTGAAAAGTGTATGCAAGTTATTGGCATACCGTTAGACTCACTTGTCAAGACTCCAAAGCCTTACTTTAATCTGTGGGGTAATCACATCTACTTTAGAGGACTAGACGACGAAAAGAATACCGAAGGGTTTCCGAGTCATATCGCATTTATTAACGAGGGCTTAGAAGTAGAAAGCCAATCCCAAATAGCTGGTATTCTAATGCGGTGCGAAGAGGTTTTCGCTATGGATTGGAATCCAAAGTTTACAGATCATTGGGCTTTCGGCTTCGAAAAGCGTAATAACTGTCTATTTACTCACTCGACATACAAGAACAATAAACACCTACCCCAATCGATTATAAACGACATAGAGGGGTACAATCCGTACCATCCTGAAGACCTAGACAAGCCAAAGAAGCAGCGCCGACCGCATCCGGTTAACGTCGAAGCGGGAACGTCCGACGAATACCGATACGAAGTTTATGCGCTCGGTCTTAGGGCGGCTCGAAAAGGATTGATTTTTCCCGATGTTACTTGGATTAGAGAGTTTCCGGATCACGTCGAAAAGATCGCTTACGGTATGGATTTCGGATATACAAACGATCCGACCGCAATCGTCAAAGCCGGTGTACATGGTAACGATTTGTTTCTAGAGCTATTACTATACGAACCGACTGAGAACATTGACATACTAGAACCGCTTTACTCGAATCTAATCGGTAAAAAGGATCGGTGTTGGTGCGACTCGGAAAATCCAGCAATGATATCAGACCTTCGCAAAGCTGGACACTTGGCGTTAGGTGTACGTAAGTTTAAAGGGTCGATTGTGTACGGTATCGACTTGATTAAGCGTTACAAGATCCATATCGTCGTGAGTAATGAGGCTCGAAAAGAACAGGAAAACTATTCATGGAAAATGTTTAACGGGTTTAACTTAAACGTGCCAATTGATAAGCATAACCATTTTTGGGACGCTTCAAGATATGTCTGTTTATCCGAATTTAGGTAGCTGTTTATAATTAAAAACACTAGATTCCTTTGAAAATAGTATTTTTATGTTCAAATAGTCGGCTAAATGAACATTTTTACAAAGGGATTCAATCAGATAAAGAGTACATTTTCCCCAACTGTTGCGCCTGAAAATTGGGGCGGCTCAATGTTTTACCCTGTGACCGGTGAAAGCTCAATCGAATGGGGCGAGGGCAAACACTTACTAGATTTCCTCGAAGTACCCGAAGTAAATGCGGTTATTTCTTGGAAGATTCGCGCGTTTTCAAACATGAAAATTTCGATCATTTCGAAGACAACTGGTAAAGAAGTCACGAATCAGGAAAAGATAGTCCAAGTGCTTCGATCGCCTAACTACTTTCAGGCTCAAAAGGAATTTCTACAACAGACTAAAGCATTTCAGGAAATATTCGGCAATGAATTTATCTACTTCTTAACGCCTGTCGGTATGCCGAACAGCGTAAAGGGCATGTTCACTATCCCGCCGCAAATGGTTCAAGTCAGACTAATAGACAAAGCGCCATACTTTCAACAGACATCGTTTAACGAACTAAATAAGATTACCTACACTTGGCAAGGTAAAGAGGTTGCGTTCGATCCTAAGTCAATTATACACATAAACAAAGCAAAGGCAAATGTAACCGATACGGATTGGGTTTTAGGCGAATCACCTATGACAGCACTACAAGCGCCGATTAGAAATATTCGTGCAGCTTATGAAGCAAGAAACGTATTAATTGAGAATCGAGGCGCTTTAGGTATCTTATCCAACGCCGGAACAGACGGGACGGGTTCAATGATGCCAATGCAAGAAGAGGAAAAAGAAGAGTTGCAAAAGTCTTTTAGTCGTTACGGCATGACTAAAAAGCAATGGCAAGTAATCATTACAAACCTGTCTTTAAAATGGCAGCAAATGGCGATTGATGCCGATAAATTGAAACTGTTTGAAGAAACCCGCGAGGACTTTGTAAAGATTTGCGACGGTTACGGTGTTAATTACGAGCTGTTCGGATCACAAAAGGGCGTTACATTCGCCAACAAACTACAAGCCGAAAAGAATACATATCAAGACACGATCATTCCTGAAGCTAACGAATGGATTGACGCGCTAAACAGGCGATTCGAAACGGCTAATAAGACTTGGTTTATTCAAGGGTCGTTCGATCATTTACCACTACTTCAAGAAGATTTAAAAGACAGGGCTACGACTATAAATACACTCGTTAAGGCATTAAATGAGGCTGTAAGCGGGGGTTTAATGACATTAGAACAAGCGCAAGCAGAACTTAAAAGGTTAGGAGTTGAATAATGGATAAGAAAGACGTAGATAAGATAATCAAAGCAAAAAAGAAAATCGTTAAGTCGAACACATTAATAAAAAAGTAATGGAACGAATCGAAATACCTGAATTTGAAAACAAAAAGGATTTGTTTAAATACTTAGCGACTAATCAAAAGTCTTTAATCGCTCAGAAAAAAGCTATTATTAAGCACGCCGACGGGTTAGGAATTGCCTATCATGTCATTACTGAAAAGGGCGGGGCGAATAAAGCCGAAGCGAATCAATCCGATCCTGATACAATAAAGGTGCGTGTTGTAATTAATACGACTAACTTTTTAGATTCACATGACGACGTTCACCTAAAAGGAATTTGGACTAAATCGCTTGACGAGAATAAAAATCTTTTGCACTTGCGCGAACATCAAATGAAGTTCGATTATATTATATCTGAGGGCGAAGACTTGAAAGCGTATGTAAAGTCTTACACATGGAAAGAACTCGGATATGATTTCGAAGGTTCAACCGAAGCGCTAACGTTTGACTCGACCGTTAAGCGCGAACGTAACGAATTTATGTTTAACCAATATCAAAAGGGCTACGTTAACAATCATTCGGTTTCGATGCAATACGTCAAACTTATCTTAGCTATAAACGACGAAGATTACGCAACCGAATTTGATGCGTGGGAAAAGTATTTACCTGAAGTAGCCAATAAAGAACTAGCCGAATCGAGAGGTTATTTTTGGGCTGTGAAAGAGGCGAAAGCGTTTGAAGGATCGGCCGTACCACGCGGATCTAATTCAGCAACGCCGACACTAGACAATAATCTTAAAACTGAGCCGGTTAAATCCACTCAGACAGATATAGAGCCGTCGCAAGACACTCAAAAAAGTTTTAAAGATTTACTAAATAATTACGAATTAAAAATTTAACGATGGACTTAGAAAAAAAAGATTTTGACGCTCTTATGAGCAAGGTTGAAGTCGGCGTTAAAGACACCGTAAAACATGAACTCGAAGCGACGGTTAAAGGTTTGGTTAATGCTGAAGACTTGGCGGCCAAATTTGAAGCGCTTGGATTGAGTGAAGATGCCATTTCAGGGCTTACAAAAGCCGTTGAAGAACAAGGTATCGAAATGCGGAAACTCTTTGACGAGAAGATTAACGCGCCTAAGACACTAAGCGAAGAGCTTAACGAAAAGGCCGACGAGATTAGAAAAATTGCTTCCGGAGAACTTAGAAGTTTAAAACTTGAACTAAAGACAGACGTTACTCGTGCTTTGGTTTCTGGTACAACTCAGGCGATGCGTTTAACAGGTGTAGGTCAAATCCAAACGCAAAATAACGTTATCGCCGGTTTGTTTAGACAAGCTACGGTAGGGGCTAATTCTAACGGAGTAATTCGTTATGTAGATCAAGCCGCAAGGACAAACAACGCCGCTTCTGTTGCTGAAGGTGCAGTTAAACCTGAAAGTGCTATTTCATGGATTGAGAAATCATTGACCATTGAGAAAGTAGCCGACACTATTCCTGTAACTATGGAAGCGTTTAATGACGTAGATTTCATTAGTTCAGAGATTCGTAGATTGCTTGAAGTTAACTTGGCTTTGACTGAAGACGCTTTGTTATGGTCAGGTAATGGCGCAACCCCGAACATTGAGGGTATCTATACGATTGCCGACACTTACACACCTGTTGCCGCTGCAATCGCAGACGCTTCTATTTATGACCTGATTGTAAAAGTTCAGGCAAGTATAGCCGGTGCAACTAAATATCAACCTAGAACGGTTGTTATGAATCAGGTTGATGTTACAAACATGAAACTGAAGAAAGACGATAATAACAACTATGTATTGCCTCCATTTGTTTCGGCCGATGGAAACATTGTAAACGGCGCTGTTGTTGTTACTTCTAATACAGTTACAGCCGATACGATGCTTGTAGGTGACTTTGATTATGCTACTCTTTACCGTCTTGGTGGTGTTACTATCGATATGGGTTGGATTGATAAGCAATTTGTAGAGAATATGATGACACTACGCGCGGAATATCGCGAAGCGTTGTTAGTTCGTTCAGTTGACGAAGGTGCTTTTAACAAAGTAACTGGAATCGCAGCCGCTTTAGTAACTTTAGCTAGCTAATAAGATGAAAAGAATTGCATTATTTCTAACTGTTCTTTTTGCTGTATGCTCAATGAGTTTTGCACAAAGAACTATTGCAAGTCAAGATCTCGAAGGCGCGGAAACGATTAATTTCGCTTCTATGTCTAATGCTAAAACTGTAACGGTAACTTGTACCAATGTAGGCGGAACGTCTGACGGTACACTAACTTTATTCGGATCAACTAACGGAACAACTTGGAGCTTCTTAAACTTTCTAGGCGGTGAACTCGGAACAGCTTCACCAAAGGCAAGTATAACCGGTGCTGATTTGAACCAAGTAACCATAACGACCGCTTTAGTCGCGACGTGGTGGATTAAGCCAGATATTTACCCATACCATAAGATACAAGCGGTTGGGACTTCAGGCGATACAACTACACTCGCTGTTAATTGGTCTAAATACAGATAACTATGCTAAAGATTGAGTTTACAGAAAAGTTTGCTAACAAGAAAAAAGGTGATATTGGTCTTTACGACAGTATGTTAGCTAGTACACTTGTTAGAAAACTCAAAGTTGCAAAGTTTTATAAGATCAAAAAAGCTGAAAAATAATGAGTTTGATAGATTCGACATACTTTGTTTATGACATTAATCTACCCGCCGGAACATATTCGGAGTTAGCTAATGTGATCGCCCGTTACGAACCTGAGATTTTAAAACGTCTTCTAGGTTACGAACTATACAAAGACATGGTAGCAAATCCATCCGATGCGCGTTGGGTTGCTTTCATTTCAGGGGTTGAATATACGGTTGATTACGATGGACGGGATCAAATTATTAAATGGAACGGTCTAATTAATAACGACAAGATTAGTTTGATTGCTTACTACGTGTACTATTGGTACTTACGTAATCAAGCAAGTATAACGAACAATGTCGGCGAAATTAAACCGAGTCAGGAAAATAGTTTCAATGCGGAAAGTGTTGCAAAAGCAATGAACGCATACACTAGATTGATAGACTTATACGGGTGTGCGGGTCAATCCGAACTTATTCCTTCAGCTTACAACTTTTTAAACGAGAACGAAGATACTTATCCGGAATGGGTATTTAAATCTTTGGGCAAAGTAAACAGCCATGACTTATAATTATAAGCCAATAGTAGACATTTTTACCGACATTGTAACCGATGTTAGGGCGAAGTATAACGTAACCGACGGGGACGCGCCATATTATTTATATGGACACCCTGTCGAGATCGTTAATATTCTGTCAAAGAAAACGAATAATTCAACATTGAAATTTAAAAAGTTTCCTTTAATTGTTTTATTTATGGACTTTGCCGAAGATGTTCAACCTGAAGGCCGTAATGTTAGTTTAAGGCTTGCGATCGTAACAGATACAAAGCCGACTTTTTACACCGCCGACCGTTATACGAATACCTTTAAAACTGTATTATACCCGATTTGGGAGTTATTACACCAAGCTATACTAGATTCTAATTATATCGATAGTGTTTCTTTGGCATACGCCAAAACCGATCGCCCTTATTGGGGTCGTCAGGGTCTATACGGTAATGAGGGTAATATTTTTAATGATTTTGTCGATGCGATTGAGATCGATAATCTCGAAATTACTATAAACGAAAATTGCTAAAATGAATTGTACACCAGTATATGCGGGTTTAGCAGATTGTGGAAGGTTACTAAAGAAAGTTAACGGGGTAATGATTACCGATAAAGGTACTGAATACACCGACACCACTTTCGTAACTGAGAGCGTTATCAAGCTCGGAATCGCATCACTAACAACCGCACTAAGAAACGCGACCGTCTTACCTTTCATAAACTATGAGAGAACGACAGATGATCCAAGTATTCAGACTTCGAACTTAGGCATTAAAGACAAGGATCTCGATCCGGCACCATCTATGCAAGGTTGGCTCGATATGTCTTTATGTGATTATAAAACAATCCACGAATTAGAGGGTATCTGGTTTGACGTTGTTTTATTTACTACCGACGGTCTTCAGTTCGGAACTAAGAAAAGCGACGGCGCTGTTAAAGGTTTCCGTTGTAAGATTGCTACCCGTAAGGATTTACCGCCTTCAGATAATAGTCAATCTAGTTTTCCTGTTGATTTCTATTTCAGAAACGCCGATGAATTTAAAAACATCATGGTTTTTGATCCTGATTATAATTTCGCCGATGTATTAGACTTTGTTCCTGTTGGGTTAAGTTTAAGCATTACGACAGCTTATGCGGCCGGTGACGTTGTACTTCAAGTTAATGAGCGTTGTACTAATACGGGTAAAACCGGTCTAGTATTAGCCGACTTTGAAATATTGCAATCTAATGGCGCGCCTATTGTCGCTGTTACTGTATTAGTTGAAGATGGTTTAGGTCAATATACTTTGACTATCAAAGCCGATTCAGCCGGAACACCTGCGAACATTGCAAGCGGTAAATTTTACACCATGCAAGCAAGCGCCGACGATGCTACATTCGCGACTTATTTAAGTAACGTAATTAAAGAAACCGTATAATGAGTAAACGATTTGAAATATCGCCGAAAATGGTCAATATCGGATTTAAGAAATTCGAGGCGTGGCATAAAACAAAGTTTGGCCTTATCGATAATCTAACAGCTCGACAACGGTTCAAACAATTAGGCGGCGTTTTGCCTCCAAAACCAAAGAAGGAGGGGGGCGTTTAACCCCCTTTCTTTTTACACTTAATAAAAACTCTATGGAAAACTTAATCAAGAAAGATGTTATTGATTCAATAATAGAGGCTGACAATAAGTTAGTTAAAATTGAATACAGAATAAAAACATTAAATAAGCAGATAGATAAGGGCATTGAGGCGCTTAAACAGCTTAAAGAACAACTAGACAAATTGGGCTAATGACAACAGTCTCAGACATACGCCGCAGATCGAATACCTTCGTTAATAGCTTAGATATTCACGCCGTACAGTCAATCGAGCAAAACGAAGAGGCGCTAGTTCAATTAAATAGGGATCAATTAACCGAGTCGAAGCGGTCAGACGGTGCAACGATTAAACCAAGTTATAGCGCAAAATATGCGGCGTTTAAGGGCTTTTCTAGTCCCGATCTTATGTTAACCGGCTCGTTCTACAATCAAATGTTTCTAATAATTAACCCTTCATCATTCGACTATTTTATTAGTTCGAACGATTGGAAAACAACGGGGTTAGTTGAGAAGTATACAGAAAAGATATTCGGAATCGGTAAAGAAAACCAGATCGAGGCTAAGAATATGAATACTATAACACTAGGGAAAAAATACAGAAAATTTGTTTTACATGGTTAAGAGCATCCATACCATTACAATCGAAGACTATTCATTATTTGAAAAAACAGGTAAATCAAAATACCTTTGTCGCTTTTACTTGCCCTTCATTTGCGATTCGCGAATCAAGGATTTACTAATCGAAATCAGTAGAAACTTATCGGGTCAAAACGAATCGGATAAATCACTACAAAAAGAGCAACATAAACTTAAATCTGTTTACCGTATTCAATATCTAGTAACTCTATACGAAGCGACTAGAAACCTTTTAGTGCATAGAATCGAAGTTGATAGATGGTTAAAGGATATCGGCCGCAAGACGAAAAGCAGCTATAAGAATCTAGAGGTTTATATTGAGAAGATCGAAACGGCTACGGGTATCAAGATTAAAACGGTTGACGATTTATTAAAGCTAAAGAATAGTATCGACTTTTGGGCGGCTAAGTTTAAAGAATCATTTCCGGACGACGATAAAAAAGAGGGGTTAACATTCGGTCAGATTGTAATCGGTGTCTTTTCAGCTAATCAGTTAGCTTGGAACGATAAGATGAAGCTATCCGACTTTTTTGAATGGAAGAAGCGAGCCGAATTAATTGCTAATAAGATTAAAGATAATGGCGGAAATTAACGAAATTATATCGAAAGAAGCGGTTCAAACGATTCTAAATACGGATAAAGCCGTTACAAAATTAGACGAATCATTAAGAAAATTACTTCAAGATATTGAGGCTGGTACTAAGATAGTTAAGACAAGTATTCCGACATACGACGGTTTAGGCGATTCAACCGACAAACTCAAAAAAAGCACTGTTGAACTTGATCGAATTGGCAAAAAGTTAGTAAAGACCGAACAGGATCTAAAAGATTTAGAAGATAAAAGAACTACAACAATAATCGCTAATCGGGATGCTTTAGCAAAAAAGAACGCAGCCACAAAAGCACAAATACAAGCGGCTAAGACATTAAAAGGTTCATACGATCAAATAGATTTAGCATTAAAAAAGAACACTGCAGACTATAAGAAACTAAGCGAAGAGCAACGCAAA